CTGGTCGGCACCACGCCGACCTTCAACGTCGGCACCACTGCGGCCGGCACCGACATTGCCGCCGGCATTGCGCTCACCGCAGGAACGGTGACCACGCCGGCGGCGGCGGCGCTCACCAATCCGGTGACGGCCGACACCGATGTGTACGTCAACATCACCGGCACACCCACCGCCGGCGATGCCTACGTCACCGTGCAGTTCATCAAGCCGGTATCGTAACAATGGCCAGGATCACCTGGCTCGGCAGCGAAGATTATCGGGAGGGCGAAAGCCCTCTCGAAAGCTGCGTTTGGAATGGCGTCATGTTCACCGCCGGCGACAAGGTCGAGGTGGCCGACGAGTGGATGATCGCCAAGGCCCGCGGCAACCGTTTCTTCAAGGTGGAGAGCAACGGCAATCCGCGCCCCGAAACTTGGACCAACGATCCGCCGCCGCCGCCGATCGAGGAGCCGCCGCGTTATCCCACCAATCCGCCGGACTATCCGCCTGAGGACGAGCCCGATCGTGAGCCCAACAAGAAGCGGCGCGGCCGGCCGCCGCGCATAAGGGACAACGGCAATGGCGAGTAACTACGGCGAGTTGAAAAGCGAGTTGTCGGACCTGTTGTTCAATCAGCGTTTCATTGCGCGCTATGATCGTTTCACGCGCTCGTTCGAAGCCGACGCCAACTCGCGGCTGCGGGTGCTGCCGATGGAGGCCATCTACATCTTTCAGACCGCGACCGGCGAGGTGCCGTTGCCGGCCGACTATCTGCTGTGGCGCGCAGTGCTGTGGCTGCGGGGCGGCGTTCCCACGGCGCCGCCGGTTCCTACGCCGCCATTCGAGAACACGTTTGAAATGGACTACGTTCACCCCGCCTATCTGCACGACCGGCGGGTGGATCACAATCGCAGCAATCCGCCGGTGTTCACCATCGAGAACAATAAATTCCGCTCGCGCATTGCGCTCGAGGGCGATGCCTTCGAATTCCATTACTACCAGAAAATTCCCACGCTCACCGGCGGCGACAGCAACAGCAACTGGCTGTTGACCGAATATCCCAACGCCTACCTGTTCGGGCTGATGGTGGAAGCGGCCAGTGACGGCCGCAATGCGGAAATGGCGCAACTGTACAAGGCGCGGCGCGATGAGGTGTTTGCGCAAATTATCCAGCGTTATGCTCTGACCACCGGCGCCAGCAGTCCGTCAGTACGAACGGCGGAGTATTACTGATGACAATCATTCGTGACGGTGATGGCAATGAGATTGCCGACATTGCGCTGTCGGAAAAGCAGTGTGCTCTGCTTGATGCCGGCGAGAACGTCGTGCTGATCTATCACACCCCGCAAATGCTGCGCCACCTAATCGGCGAGCAATCGGGCAGCTTCATCCTGGGCAAGCGCGGCGAGGATGTCTTCACACCGGCGCCGGACAACCTGCGTGCCTACGCCAAGCTGCAGCGCGCCATCAAAATTGCCCGGGAGCAGCACTGATGCCCGCGCGCAAGCTGCCGATCGAATTCGGCGAGTGGCGGCCCGACATCGCGCTGCTGGATACAAAATTTGCCTCCGAGGTGGAGAATGTCTTCGCCGGGGCTAACTCCTATCTGCCATTCCCGTCGCTGGAGCCGTTCTCCGGCTCGCCGCTGTCGAGCACAATCTCAGGTAACGACAGTTTCACCAAGGTGCTGCTGCATTTTGATGGCGCCGACGCAGCGACCGTGATTACCGACAGCAATGTCGGCGGCTCGGCGCATGTCTGGACCGCGGCCGGCAATGCCCAGCTCGACACGGCGCAAACCAAGTTCGGCACCGCGTCGTTGCTCCTCGACGGGACCGGCGATTGGGTGTCCATGCCGGATCATGCCGATCTGACGTTCGGCAGTAGCGATTTCACCATCGACTGCTGGTTCAATTGCAACGACCCCGTTGGCGTCGTTCGCCATCTTGCCGGACAGTGCGACAGCGCGAACACCCCCGGCTCGACCAGTTTTTATATTCTGCGGCTTCCCAGCGGAGCGATCCAGGCCACAATGGTGATTGGAGGCGGTAGTACTCTCAATTGCGTCAGCACCACGCAATATAGCAACACCATCAATCCGGGCTGGCATCATCTGGCGTATGTACGCACCGGCTCTAATTTCCTGCTGTTTCTCGACGGCGTGCAAGAAGGTTTTGCGCAACTCACCGGCGCGCTCAACAACTCCACCAACCAACTGAGCGTCGGCGCTCAGGGCGAGAACACCGCAAACACATGGAAAGGCTGGATTGACGAATTCCGTATCTCGATCGGCGTGGCGCGCTGGACCGATACGTTCGCGCCACCGGCGGCGGCTTATATCGATGCTGGCGGCACGCCCTGCGGCCTGTACGCGGCGCGCACGCTATCGGGCGAATGGAAAATCTACGCCGGCACGACCAGAAAACTATGGATGTACGGCATCACCGGATGGACCGATGTCAGCCGCACCGTCAATCCAACGGGCGCGCTTCCCTACAACGTGCAGCTGGGCGACCTGTGGATGTTCGAGCAGTCAGGCCAGACGCTTGTGGCGGTGAACCAGAATGACGATGTCCAGTCAATTTCGATAGATACTGGCACCAATTTCGCGGCGCTGGCCGGCTCGCCACCGCGTGCAACCAACGTCAAGCAGATGGGCGATTTCCTGTTTTTGAGTGGGCTGGCCGACAGCAGCGGCTACAACAAGCGCAGCATCATCTGGTCGGCCATTAACGACATCACAGGATGGACCCCCGGCACAAACCTTTGTGACGTCCAGCAGATGCCCGATGGAGGACCAGTGCAAGGCGTGGCTGGTGGTGAGATCGGTTACATCCTGCAGGATCGGGCGGTGCGCACGCTGCAATTTCTGCCCGGCGACACAACCTACATTTTCAATATCTCGCGCGTGCTGGATGATCGCGGCTGCGTTTCGAAATACGGCTTCGATACCATAGGGAACGTACTCTACTTTGTGAGTGAGGACGGCTTCTACAGCATGACCGGCCAGCAGGTCACGCCGATTGGTCAGGACAAGGTCAACGAGTGGTTCCTGGCGAATTCCGATCCTGGCCGGCGCAATGTGGTGCATTGCATTGCCGGTGTGAACAAGCCGCGGGTAGCGTGGGTTTATCAGGCTGACAGCGGCTCGCCGATGTACGATCGACAGATCATTTTCGATTGGAGCAACAGCCGCTGGGCACGCGCAAGTGTTTCTGCCTGGGTGTGGGCGCTGCTGGCCTCGACCGGCCTCGACCTCGACACTCCCCTCACCGGCGGCGGCGACGATGAGTGGTTGGACAGCGATGCGCCGTCACTCGACAGCTTCAGCTATGTCGGCGGCCGTCCGCTAATCGGCGCCATTAACCCCGGAGGGTTCCTGTCGGCGCTGACCGGACCCAATCTGCCGGCCACCATGGAAACCGCCGAGGTGCATCTGTCGCCTGGGATGCGTTCATTCGTCAGCGATGCTTATCCGCTTGATGATGTGCGCGACGATACGTCGGGCACGGTGGCCGCGGGCACCCGCGAGCGGCTGCAGAATGCGCCGGTGTGGGAGCCGCCGGTGATGATCGAGATCACGGGTTCGGCGGCGCTGTATTCGTCGGCGCGGCTGCATCGCTTTCGCCGCCACATCCCGGGGGCGACGGTGTGGACGCATGCGCAGGGCGTCGTGATCGAGGCGCAGCAGGATGGTAGCGTTGCATGACCGTGTGGGCGCCGCCGCCATTCCGCATCAAATTTGACGAGGCCCGCGACCCCTACACTGCGCGCAATGCACTGGGAATTACCGGCTCGGGCGGTGGCGCACCGGGGCCGCCAGGACCAGCAGGACCAGCTGGGCCGACCGGACCAACCGGGCCAACAGGACCAACGGGACCAACCGGCCCGGCGGGTGTTGTAGCAACTACGCCGCCGCTGTCATTGACCGGCGGCACACTATCAATCGATCTAACCGGCTATCAGCCGATCGACGGCGATCTGACTGCAATCTCGGCGCTGACCGGCACCAATACGATTTACTACCGATCGGGCACATCGATCTGGTCGCCGGTTACGATCGGATCGGGGCTGACCTTCAGCGGCGGCACGCTCGCCGCCTCTGCGGCCGGCGGCGGGCCGTGGACGGCCTACACGCCAACACTTGCCGCCAGCAGCGGCACGCTCACCTCTGCTTCGGCCACCGGACGCTACATCCAGACCGGCAAGACGGTGAGCTTCAGTATCCGCATTGCCATCACCACCAATGGCACGGCGGCCACCTTCATCACCGCAACCCTGCCGGTGACGGCCTTTGCTGCCAGTCAGGTGCTGGCCGGCTACCACGAAACCAACACCGAGGTGATGTCGGCGGTGATCCTGTCCGGCACACCGACCGTCGCAACGATCCGAAACTCGGCCGGCGAATATCCCGGCGCCAACAGTACAGCGTTTGTCATTTCTGGAACCTATGAGGCCGCCTGATGGCATTGCCCGGTGAAAATATCCAAAACTGGAGCACAACGGCGAGCAATAACGCCAACGCCGACGATTCGATCAACTGGGCCGAGGGCCAGCCGCGCGCCAGCGTCAACAATTCCGCCCGTTCGATGATGGCGGCGCATGCCAAGGATCGCAATCTCAAGAACGGCTCGATCACCACCGGCGGCACCGCCAACGCGCAGACGTTCACCTCGGGCGTTGGCTACACCACGGTGCCGACCGGACTGTGGGTGAAGCTCAAGATCGGCGTGACCAATACCGGCGCTACCACGCTCAACATGGATAGCATCGGCGCGGTTGCGATCAAGGATCAAGCCGGCACCGACCTGAGCGCCGGCGCGCTGACCATCGGCCGTTATGTTGATTTCATCTACGATGGCACCAATTGGAAATTAATGCAGGCGGTCGGCATGACGACAACGCCGCAATGCGGGCGGCTTGAATATAACAACGCCACGACATTAGAGTTCAGGCCCTTCAACGGCGATCTGATAAAGATAAACGGTATTCTGTATCAAATACCTTCCAACGGAATTGCGGGGTTGCACAATACGAGTGCTATTGTTGATGGTTTGACCACGCCAACAGGGACATTAGTGGGCGACAGCACTTATTTGGTGTTTGCGCAGATTTATAACGGCGTGATCACCGCCCACTTTTACGGCATGACAACGCCGCCCACCTCCACCCTCGCAACTCATGGCCGCAGTACGCAGGCCGGCAATATCGGCACCGAAATTTTGGTTTATAACGGTGTTGAGTATAACGATATGACCTTGATCGGGATGTGTCGGACCAATTCCGCCGCGCAATTCTTTAGCCAACAGAATTTCCGCTGGGTTATTAGCTGGTTCAACCGCAGAAACATTGGATTGTATGGGGCAAATGCAAACGGCACATCGACCACGTCGGCGACGGTGGTCGAATTGAATGCCAGTTGCCGATGCAATTTTATCACTTGGGGGGAGGAAGCATTTGAGGCAGCACTTTGGGGTACGGCCCAGGCCAATGTGGCGGGTGGGAATATAGCCGCCCAAATCGTGCTCGACGGCTCGTCGCTCCTAGCGCAGAACCCGATTATGACAAGCACAAACGTAAGCGATTATTCTCCGGTGGCTGGTGGTGCCTTTTTCTTTGCCTCGGAGGGGGTTCATTATGTCACCCCTGGCGGGGTTTCTTACGGTCCCGGCGCATGGAGTGGCATATTTTATTGTGGCGTCAACGCAATGATAAGGGGTTGAGCCATCATGGCCAAGCAACTCGGTCCAACATTCTCGGATGAGATCATCGCCGCCGGGCTCGGCGGCTTGCCGTTTGCGTGGGGGTCGACCGACGACGACATCACCGGGCGCGATGCCCTGACCGACACACAGAACACCACGCTCGACGGTGTGATAGCCGCGCACGATCCGACCAAGCCGTATGTGCCGCCGCCACCGCCCGAGAACGTGGCGCTGTTCAATCACGAAAATCGCTTGCGCAGCATGGAAGGCGTGCCGCCGCTGACCTTGGGGGATTTTCTGACCAAGATGAAAGCCGGCACGCTGTAGTGCGCCTGGTCGCGGTCCCGCTCGCGGAACACGAAGCGTGGGCGTACCTTTGGTTACCGTTCCTGCCGCGCATTGCGCAACGCTCGCATGAGAGCGTGCTTGATCTGATCGGGCAAATCCGGCGGCGCGAGGTGCGGCTGCTGCTGGTGATGGACGGCGAGATCGCGCACGCGCTGGTAGGCATTCGTATTCACACCATGGGCGGCAAGAGTTGCGGCGACATGATCTGGCTTGCCGGCTTTGGCCGCGAGCAATGGCAGCAGCTGCTGCCTGAATTCGAGCAGATGCTACGCGATGCCGGCTGTGTGATGTGTAGGCCGATCTGTCGGCCCGGCTGGTCAAAATATCTAAAAACACGCGGCTATAGATTGCGCCACGTCATCATGGAGAAACCGCTATGAGCAGCGGCGGCCAGCAACCTGTCACCCAGCAAACCACTCAGTCCAAAGACCCATGGTCGGCGGCGCAGCCGCATCTGATCGAGGGAATGGAAAACGCCCAAGGGCTGTTCCAGAGCAATGTCGGTTATCAACCCTATACCGGCGCAACCCAAGCCCCCGTTAACTCTCTGCTACAGACCGGCATGAACCGCATGCAAGACATTGCGGGCGCGGAGGCTAATGCGTATGGCTCCGCTGGCGTCAACGCCGCGCGCGGTCTGGGCCTCAGTCAAATCCAGAATTCGGGGCTTTCGCCAGAACTGCGCTCGCTCTATGAGCAAGCGCAGGGCGACGCGAACCCGTACCTGCAGAACATCCTCGACACCAGCAACCGGCAAATCAGCAATAAGGTCGGTTCCAGTATGAGTGGCGCCGGGCGCTACGGCAGCGGGATGCACACCGACACGGCCGCGCGCGCAATGGCGGAAGCTGCTGATCCGATCTTGGCGCAAGACTACGCGCGCCGGCAGCAGCAGATGCAGGGTATTGCCGAGGGTGGATTGCAGCGCGCCGGCCAATGGGCGCAACTGATGCCGACGCTGGATGAGGCGCGTTATGCGCCGGCGCAGCAATTGATGGCGCTCGGGCAATTCGGGCAAGAGCGATCGCAGAAGGAAATCGACGATTACATCAAAACATATAATGCCCAGCAGGCGCGGCC